CAATTCCAACAGCCAATTCTTCAATTCTGTATGCATATAAGTTTGTAATATCTAGCACAATCATCACCTCTTTATAATTTTATCTTTCCATAATCGGGAATCATTTGAATAAATTCATCTGCATTTGTAAACTGTTTATTGATTTCAACCCAATACTGTTCGTTATTTGTATCTGTACAACAAGCTTCTAATTTGAAATCATGCTGTGCGTAAATCGTTAAGCATAGTTCTACTTTTTGAACAGATACACCTTCTGGAACTTCTTCAACAGTTGCGTACTCTTCCAAAAAGCTATCAATTTCGCTTTCTTTTAAATCATAGTTGTAAAATGCCTGTAATGGCTTGTCTGTATTATCTAACTCATTAAATGTTATTTTTGTATAATCCAACATATTAAGCACTCCTTTCCGCACTACAGAAGAAATCATCTTCTGTAAAACTATATCCATCATAGTGTTCATAAATAAATTCATCACTAACATATTCATCAATACTTGCAATCATTTCATATGACGGTTCATTGATATTAACTCCCATCACTTCTGCAAAAGTGCCTTCATTTACAAGTTCTGAATAATATGCCTGTTTCAGTTCGTGTAACTGATCTCTATTTAATTCTTTTACTGTCATAATTTGTCACTCCTTATTCAATCTTCATTATTTCCATATAGCAACCATTCATAGCTTTATCATACTGTCTAATATCATAGAGCCAACTAAACGGAACTTTAACAGTTCCTTCTTTTTTCAATTTTTCCATTACTTCCCCAATAGAAAAATAGCCCTGCATCCAACCATAGCCTGATAAATACTGTTGTCTATCCAAATTACACAGTCTGTCATGATATTTGATTGTATTTTTCTTTAGAAATTTAATATATCTATCAGATAATCCATAATTTTTTTCTGGATTATCATCACTGTATTCCGACATAACAAATGAATTTCCGTGGAATAATTTAAGCTGCCACATTACTTCTCTCATATTATAAAGAGTTCTCGTTATTCCGTTTATTGCAATCATATAATCGTTTCGAGTTCCAGGTTCCCAATTCTTTTTACTACATCTTCCGCATTTATATGTATCTGTATTAATTATCATTTTATATCTCGCCATATAATCAACCATCCTTTCCATTTGAAATTGCTATTTACTGTGCTTCTAACTCTTCAATTCTTTCGCATAATCTTATGAAAGCAACCTTAATACTACCATCACTGATCTGTGAAAGTTCATTATATAATTCCATTTCCGTTTGTTCTCTATATTCTTCATCATCGTATCCATCAGATAAACAATCAAAAATCCTTTTTGCTAATTCTGCACTATTCATTTCCATCACTCCAATCTACTTAAATAATGTATGCTTACCATCTGCATCACGTTTCCATTCGTAACCTGCAAATTCAAGAGCTTTCAAAGCTCCATTGTAATAACTCATATCCTGTAGTCTTGCGTCTTTCATATTTGCAATCATCCACCGTTCATCTAACCATTCTTCTGTCTGTTGCTTAATTACTTTTGGCGTTCTCTTCATAATCTACACCTCCACAATTTCAATACAAAAATCATCAGGATCGTATTCACTACCTTCAATATCCCAGTCATTCATGTATTCTTCTTTTGCGTTATTGGCTTCTTCTTCTGCTTCACCATAGGAATTAAATAATCCCCATTCAAAATCTCCACTGTCTCTTAACTGACCGCCATCATAACTGATTATATATTTGAACATCTTAATCACTCTCCTTTCAGATTAGGACATAAACCAAGTCCTCCGTCAATTTCTGGTACTCTTCTATAAGCGTTTCTGTGAATACAATCTGCTTTATCACATTCTGTACAATCACATTTCTGATACTGTTCATATGTCATTTTCCAACCTGTCTCTGCAAATCTTTCTCTTGTCATCATATGAATCACTCTCCTTTATACTTCGTTTCCGTCTTTATCTGTTATAAAAGCGACTTCTGATAAATAAATACTTTCAAAAGCTTGATTTTCATATTCACCAGTTCCATTCTTCGCTATTTTCTTTGCCTCTTCTAAAGAAGTTGCTTCAATCGTTTGATCGACTTGTGCGGTATAAGTTACTCTATATTTTTCCTTAATTCCTATAAACTTTTTATATCTATTATAGTTAGGCGTGTACTCAAATGACTCAGGTGTAATTTCTTGAATAATATTACTTCCATTCTGTCCATATTCTTCTGATACAACATAAATATTCTTAGTCTCTGTGTCAAAGAAACTCTGACTTTCCGCAAAGTCCTCAAACATTACAAACCTTTTATCCTGAAACCAATTCTGATTTAACATATCAATCACTCCTTTAAACAATCCTTGTCAACTACTGCAAACAACTTAATTTTCTCTCCAACTTCGCTTTCATCAAGATCCAGATCATCAAGTAGTTCTGCAAACGATTCATCAGTAAAATCTTCCTTATATAAATACACATCATGTACAGTTGGAGTACACCATAAATGCAATCTAATAAACTCTATCAGTTCAATCCATTCACATTCATTACATATCCGTCTTGCACATCTTACTAATGATTGAACGAAATCTTGAGTCATTAATCCATTGCCTTCAAGTTTTTCAATCTGCTCGTCAGTAATCTCCTTTACGTTGCTCATGCCTTTATTCATAATGTAAGAAATAACTGCATTTCCCATTCGTGAATCGAACTCTTCCTCAATAATCTTTCCTATTTTTGTTTCGTAGTATTTCATATCTTGTACCTCACTTTCTAAATAAACAGTTCTTTCCTTTGGTTTTATGCTGCAAAGAATGTACCATCCTCTAAGAATTTCCATTCATTTGCTTCACATGTTTCTTCCATTGTTTCATCATCCACTTCATAGAAAAATTCATAACCATATTTTTCATAATCAGCACATAATCTTTCAATAATTGTAATCACATATTTTTCAAGCTTCTGAAGCAATTCTTTATTTACATTTTTGTAATTTGCATACCATAAATCATTTTCCCATTCTTCTGCTAGATCAATTCTATCTACACAACAATAGTTATAATGATTATTCATAGGAAGTTTAATATCCGTTCCACATTCACTTGAATACCTACTGATTGTTCTTAATTCCTTTTCCGTAAAATATTCAATCAAATCATTAAATTCGTCTCCACAGAAATGACTTTTCGGAAGATTTAAGACATTGCTTACATTTAACTCTCCATAAATATTCAATCCGTCTCCCTGGCAGTAATTTAAAGAATACTGTAATTTCAGTTCGCTGTCTGGAAATATATTCCGTAAATCCTGCTCATAAATTTCAGTAAATTCTGATGGTCTAAAATCGTCATCTAAATACCACTGTTTTGCTTTTTCTTTTGCGTCTTCTGATAATTCAGAAAAGTTATATACTTTGTATTCTCTTGTAACAACTTCCATATCAATCAACCTCGCTTTCATAGGCACTAATGTCAATTCTACCTAGCTTAAAATTTAAGTTTTTACTCCAATTCAAACTGCCTGACTTCACAGGCAATTCATCATAATTACCATAGAAGTTTGCTTTATATACATTCCATCTTGCACCATCTACATGTAGCACTGAATAAACTAACTTGTCATTTTTATAGAAGTCATAGCAGCTACAATCAATATCAAGATAATATTTATATCCGTTTTCATCCTCTGTGTTGATTGCAAAGTCTTCTCTGTTCATCCGTGATATTCTTGATTTACCTATTAGTTCTGCCTTGATTGCATCTGGAATATCTTCGATCCTGTCTAACAAGCTTGAATCAATAAACACAGACTTCTTTTCTTTCCGTTCATATAAATTCGGAAACTTCTTTCTAAACCGTGCTGCTGTTCCGCAAATATATTCATATCCGTTCATTTCTCATTCTCCTTTCTAATAAATAAGACAGACACATTTGTTTGCGTCTGCCTTATTATTCTCTGTATTATGCTTTAAAATTTTCTGCAACTCTTAAAAGATGTTCCATATTGCTTATATCAGATTTTATTTTTGCTGTTTTTTGTTTATATACGTCATCTATCCTTTCTTGAATTTTTTGTTTCATATCTCCCCATTTATTCATCAAATCGCAAATACCTTGTCTTGTAGAATCTGTAATTATAATATTATTATCTTTAAATTTTGCCATCATTCTAGGTGGCTGTTCGATTGGTAAACCATTATAATTAAAATCAATAAATACTCTATCTTCCCTTGCACATATTCTAATACTTCCTGATACATTTGATACATCTAATAAATTTACATGCCAGCCAGTACCATCATCGACATATCTTCTTTTCCCCACAATGTTAGCATAATCTTCATATGCACATTTTACGTAAGCCAAAATTTGCAAAAAACCTTCTTCCTGCAACTCATCTATTTTATTAGAAATATTTTCAATTACTTCCTGTTTAACACCTTCGAGTTTTGTAACCTCATTAATTTTACAAAAGTTATCTTCAATTCTCACTGTTACAATTTTCATATCGTTCACCTTCCTTATTTTATATATTCTTCAAATTTCTTCTTAATCAACTTCCAAAATCCTTTATCTGTTAATGGCATTTTAAATACGTCACATACCTTACCGCCATCAAGATATCTTGGATTTCCATTTAACTTGTATACATCGTAATCAATATACCAGTTTCCATCATAATCCCGTAATGTAATATCTACGCTGTATCCATCTGTATTGTACTGACCGATACTATCATTCATTAAGTCGTATTGTTTTGACTTTAACTCTTTGCGTAACTTTGCATAATCTTCATAGCATTTTATTATTTTCACTTTAATCACTCTCCTTTGGAAATTACAATTTCCTTTGCTTAGATATTCTCTAATTCTTCATTCAAGTCTGCAATTCTTTCCTTGATTTCATCAATGTCTGGCTGATAACCGTCAATAATTTCTGCTCTTTCTTCTGTTGTCAGATCTTCGTCATCAAGTTCATCTTCCAAATTGCTTTGAATATCAGCAAGTTCATCTTCTGCCTCCTTGATTTCCTCCCTAATCTGTTCTTCGCTTCTAATTCCAAGCCATTCATACACCTGTTCAGAATCGAACCATAACAAATCATTGAGCTGCGTTTCTGTCATTCCATCAGGATATAAATCTTCCAGAATATTTTCTAACTCTTCGCATTTGCCTTCTCTCTGTATTCTGTCAAGTGTATCTACTGCACCACTCCATGCGTTAAAACTGTTTAAATCTAAATCATATGTAATTGTCATATTCTTCACTCCCTTCTAATAATTCAGACTTACAACTCGTCCATCATCAAGTTCAAGATAATTTTCGTCCCCATTGACTAAATCCTCTCCAAACTTTTTATAATCGAAATATTTATCTGCAATAGAATCTCCATTTTTAATGTATCCAAGACTCCATGCTTCCTCGTATCCTAAGTCTGAGCTGTCTTGAAACACACTGCCAATAATTCCTCTATCTCTGTAATCCAGATAATATTCATCAAATATCTTCTCAATATCTGCATCATCCAATGAATATTCAGCCTTCATATATTCGATTTCGCTTTCAATGATTTTCTGCTGAAATTCTTTTGCTTCTTCAGATTCGAGCTTATCATAAATGTGCTGTACTGCTTTTGCTAAAGCTATTCCTTTGTTATAACGTTCATCTCCCTTTGTAATTCCATAACCTAAATCATTGATTGCCTTATTGAACTGAATCAATTCGTTATATTCTGCCTTAGTTAATACCGTTTCAATATCTTCATAAGCAGGAAATTCATGCCTACTATAACAAGCTCCGTTTAAGTTGACACTTCCAAAATAATGATTGCATTCAAATCGTGGATTCTTTGAATCAATATATGCACAACAATCTCTGTCATCAGAATCTTTTTCTCTAAATAAGAATAAATAACTCATAATTATACCTCCTACTGAATTTCACTTAATTCTTCCATCTGTTCTTCTGTAAAAATCTTTGTTAAGTCTTTATACTCTTTAATAACTGCAATATAAATTCGCTCTGCCGTTCTACTGTCTTCGTCATATCCAAACTCTGAACAAAAATCTTCAAAAGTTCCTGGATCATATTTCTCTAAACAAGCAAGCACATCATATTCGTTTGGTACAGCATCTGCCTTTAATCTTGCTAAATCATTTTTGGCTTTTACCTTTTCACCATATGACATATCTTCAACTCTGTTATATTTGAGTTTCTTTTTTGCGTATTCCTCAAATGTCATTGTGAAAATCTCTGTATTGTGAATGCTATCCCAGAATGTGAACGTCATTTTGCCTCTTGGCGTTGTGATTGTTACATCATACCAATTTCTTTTTTCTTTCTCTTTCCAGTTCTCATTCCGTGAAATACCACCATACACAATTTCACACTTTGCATTTGCCTTATTTAAGAAGTTCTTTGCCTGTTCTAAATATTCGTTCATAATCATTTCCTCGCTTTCTTGCAATAAATTAGGCAGCTAGGTATTTATTCTCCTAACTGCCTTTGCGGTTACTTGTTATTCTGTTCTTCCTTTTTCTTTCCTCTTTCTCTAATATGCTCACACATTTCATCCGAAACGCCATGCTGTTTTAACTGTTTTGCAAAGCGTTCATAAAATGGTAAGTCTTTCCACCGTGGTTTTCCTTTAGCCATTATTCTCATCCTTTCCATAGTTTACACTCATTGGATGCCAACTCATATCCAATCCGAAATCATATTCCAGGCATTCAACAATTTCATCCTCATTGAATGCAAGAGCTTTCATTTCTCTTATAATTATCTCCTCGAAATCATCTTCGTCCTCAACTACCCCCATGAGATAATTGATAAGATATTTGAGCTTCTTACCATGCTTTCTGTAATCTGCTAACTGTTTCCGTGTATTTTTCGTTATCATTATTAATTACTCCTTATCTAATTTCTTCAAAAGGTTTTATATTTTTGATTCGTTCATCATAAATCAACGTGTAACCATTATAATAAAACCTTTCTCTTTCGTTTGGTTTTGTCCATATAATTGTTTCCTGTTTTAAACCATCACAAGGAGAAGTCTTAATATCTGCCATTGTTACTCCATTCGATTCATAAATCCGTACTGCTATTGCACAAGGCTTGTTTTCCATTGTTTTTTACCTCCAATCATACCAAGAAATCTTAGTTTCAAGTCCAATCTTCCAATTTATAACCACGAATTAACAAATCATAAATTGTATCATCAAAGAATTTTTCGATAGGAATTTTAATTTTTCTTCTTTTGCTTTTTCCACTTTCTAAATCTCTATTTTTAAAATGCTGCTTATTCAACCTAACTATAGCGGTGCCGTCATAATTCAAAAAATAAGAATATACAATATATTCTTGCTTGCATTGTTTAGCTAAAAAAACACATCTATGTTCTTTAAAATAATCTTTTATTCTATTCATTTCCTCATTCATTGTTTTCCCTCCATTTTTCCAAGTAAATGCGAATTTCTTATTACAAATCATAATCGTAGTCTTCATAATTACAGTTACTTTCTGCACAAAATTCAACCGAAATTCCTGCGCCAAATTTTGCAATCAAAAGTCCTCCACATTTTGGACATCGATTATTGCATTCTCTAATATCTTCTACAAATTCCTCATCTTTCCCAAGTTTAATATCTTTTCTTGTTTTCATTTCTCTTACCTCCAATTCTAAAGAAACACGCATTTACTACACTTCTGTAATGTAATACTGACCTGCGTTATCTTTGAGATAATAAATTGTATCAATGTCCCATTCATTATCTTCAAAGCAGAAATCGATCATAAAATCACATTCTTCTAATCTGTCTGATTCGGACTCTATAATTGACTTAACATTTCGCTTTGTCAGTAACTCAATATCATTTTTAAGCAATTCAAGGTTTGCATATCTACGACCAACTAATTTTTCTAACATATTATTACTCCTTTTCTATAAGAAATATCCATTTACTGTGCCATTTTCTTTTTTAAATCGTCAATAATTTCAATAACTGTTGCTGCGTCTAATAACGGTCTATTTCTATACTGACCATCTGGACATTTTATTTCTGTTACTATATCAGGAGCATGGCTAAGAATTTCTTCTTTGAGTGTTTCCGCATATGCTCTTATATTTGCTTTTCCCATTTCTTCCACCGT